CGATGGAGCGTAATGTCAAGGAGGTGCTCGAGGATCTTGGACCTGCTTTGTTTGGTCGAAATGTTCGGTTTGCGTCTGGACTCAACAATCGCGAGCTCGGTGAAATGGCCAGGGAATTGATGCTTGAGAATGGCCTTGATTCGATTATAGTGAATGGTGACGATGCTATGTTCACGGTCCGCGGCGTCGCTTACTACGTTGATGGGAAGCGTTGGGACGCCCATTTCAGAAGCGAGCATCACCATTGTATCATCGACGCTTATGCTCGGATGGGACTGCCTTCGTATCTGGCCGTAGCTATGCATTCTTTGGTGTTCAGGAAGATCAAGTGGGGCTTCGGGATTTCGGCTGAGATTGACCGAAACAATGCATCTGGCGAGAGCGATACGACTTTTAGGAATGGAATCCAGAATTTGATCACGCTTCTCGTCTGCTTGCGTGAAGGCGACTTCTTGGAACGGGCAGTGTCTCTTGGGTTCGTCTATGAGGTGTGCGCGGTGCAGGTTGACGTGCGCGCACCGCTTGGCGATTTTTGCGCGCGGACTTGGATTCACACTGAGTCTGGTGGAGAGCTTATTCTTAAGGTTGGACGAGTCACCGCCAAGATGTGCTCAACCGCCGGCAGCAGCGTGCCATTCATCGAACTTCGAGTGGCCAAGGTTGAAGCCGCAATCCGTGATTTATCAGCCTTCCCTGAGATCTGCGCTTCGCTTGCCAGACTTAATCGTGGCGCCGTGAGCACTGCGCGTGCGATGGCCTGGGTGAAGGCACAGCGCTATGACAAGACTGAGGCGTCCAATGTTGTCACCAGCCTCGAGCAGCGCACGGACTATTTTGCGCTGCGGTACTCAGTTGCCTATAGCGATTACGTCGGCGAGCTGGATGTCTGGGTGTCAGATGTGCTCCGCGGCCAGTGGCCCTCGCCCGGGCCGACGATGCGGTTGGTGTCTGAATTCGACATGGCCGTGTCTCCGATTCAGAACCTCCCTGGGACCAAGAAGATCAATGTTCAGGGGACGTTGCTGATCGGGGGGGCTTCGGCCAGACGGATTGAAGATTCTGCCCGGCCGGCGTGGTTAGCCAATATGTGGAATCGGCTGATGCATGCTCTGACCGGCAATGGGAGCTGGTGGGTGGTGGTTGCGTGTGTGATTCTGCATGCTTGTTTGTTTGGAT